GACGATCCACACACTGAGCAAGATGCGATGAACAGAGATGCTATGGAGAGAACTTTTGAATGGTATACATCAGGTCCTCGTCAACGTCTCCAGCCAGGTGGATCTATTATTCTTGTTATGACAAGATGGAATACAAAAGACTTGACCGGTCGACTGTTAGGCGCGCAGCGAGAGGCTAAAGCTGATCAGTGGGAGATCATAGAGTTTCCGGCAATCATGCCATCAGGTCAACCACTATGGCCAGAGTATTGGAAGTTAGAAGAACTAGAAGCAGTCAAAGCATCTACGGGTGTACAGAAATGGAATGCTCAGTATATGCAAAACCCAACATCAGAAGAAGGAGCTATTATCAAACGAGAGTGGTGGCAGAAGTGGGATCATGAT